TAAGAATAGCTTTTACGAACGCTTTGAAGCGGGCAAGCAAGACAAGGACTGCTTTACCTTGCTGCTGACCGCATCTAATTCGGGCATCCTCGATCAAGAAGAAATTGACGCGCTGCGAAAGGAGTTGTCGGAGGACGCATGGCTACAGGAGATGGAGTGCAACTTCGACGCGGCGATTCCGGGGGCTATTTACGGCAGAGAAATGTACGAAGTGGGGCAATCGGGTAGGGTACGGCCTTGCTATGACCGCAAACTCAAGACGTATGCGGCTATCGATTTGGGATGGAGCGACGACACGGCGATTTGGTGGTTTCAGGTGGCCGGCAAAGAGCTTAGGTTTATTGATTGCTACAGCAACAGTGGAATGCCTATCGCGCACTATCATGACATTTTGCAGAGTAAAGGCTATGATTATGGCGAATGGCTATATTTGCCGCACGACGCGAAGGCTAAATCATTGCAGACGGGCAGAAGTATTGAGGAGCAATTTCGCTCGCTTGGTTGGTCACCTAGAATTGTCCCAAATATATCACTTATGGACGGGATACAAGCCGCTAGGTTATCATTAGCAAACTGTTGGTTTGACCCAAGCTGTAAAGAGGGGATGGAAGCGCTCACACAGTACCAAAGAGAGTATAATGTGGAGAAAAAGGTGTTTAATGAACGACCCAAACACGATTGGACATCTCACTTTGCTGACGCTTTCCGGTACGCGTGTCTTGCATGGCGTGAACAACGCCCTGAAGCAGCGGCAAAACCCAAAGCGAAATACTGGGAAGACCAGTCCTTAGAGGAGTTGTGGGAACACAGCTCGAAACGTAGAGGTAGACGAATATAATGAGTGACAAACTATCAGCACAGCCTTGGCACGACGAAATATCGCGCTACCAAGAAGAATATAAGAAGTGGACGGAGCGTGGCGAGAAGATTGTCAAGCGCTACCGTGACGAGCGTAAAGACGTAGAGCAAGCAGACGCACGATTTAATATTCTTTGGTCTAACGTACAAACGCTAAAACCTGCCATTTACGCAAAACCGCCCAACCCTGAGATTTCAAGACGCTTTGACGACAGAAATGACGCCGGCAGAGTAGCGGCGATGATTTTAGAGCGCGTTCTTGATTTTGAGATTAAAGAGTATTCTGATTTTCACGACACGCTGTCTTGCGTGGTGGACGATAGACTACTTCCGGGCAGAGGCGTGGCATGGCTACGCTACGAACCTAAGATTGAAGAATTTGAGCCTCAAATTACTAACTATACGGAAGTGGGCGATAGTGAATATACCGCAGAGCGCACACCGGATGAAGAAAACGGGTTAGCACAGACTGAAGTCTATGAACGTGTCGTGTCGGAAACAACACCGGTGGATTATGTCTACTGGCAAGACTTTGCACATCTACCTGCTCGAACATGGGACGAGGTGACATGGGTAGCGCGTCGCGTCTATATGACGTTAGATGAAGGGATTGAGCGCTTCGGCGACATTTTTGAGAAAGTTCCGTTAACTAACACGTCAAACCGTAAAGACGGCGACAAAGAAACCACTAAAGCCGATAAAAAAGCGGAAATTTGGGAAATTTGGTGCAAAGCTGAAAAATGCGTCTATTGGATTGCGGATAATTACGATGTCATCCTAGACCACAGAGATGACCCTCTAGGCTTGACTAGCTTTTACCCCTGCCCTAAGCCTTACTTTGCCACTACATCAACAGGGACGCTGATTCCTGTAGCTGATTTCTTACTTTATCAAGACCAAGCAGACGAAATTGACGAGTTAACAGGTCGAATCAAGCATTTAACCAAAGCGCTCAAAGTGATGGGTATTTACGCGGCGGACGAGCCTGCGATTGAACGCTTGATGAAAGAAGGTAATGATGGGGTGCTTGTTCCTGTCAAAAACTGGGCGGCGTTTGTTGAAAAAGGCGGATTGCAAGGCGCGGTTCAGTTTATGCCACTTGGCGACGTTGCGTCAGCACTGCAACAGCTTTATCAAGCGCGTGAATCATGTAAACAAATTATTTACGAAACAACAGGGCTTTCCGACATTATGCGTGGCGCGTCGGTAGCGAGTGAAACAGCGACAGCGCAGCAGATTAAGAGCCAATACGCGTCGTTGCGACTTGGCAACATGAAAGACGGGCTGTATCGCTTTGCGCGTGAAATCCTGCGCATGAAGTCAGAGATTATCTGTTCAAAATACCAACCACAGACATTAATTGAAGTGTCAGGTATTATGAACACGCCTGACGCTCAATTTGCGCAGCAGGCAGTTGAATTACTTAAAAATGAGCCTGCTAGAGTCTTTAACGTTGACATACAGACAGACACGTTAGTTGAGCTTGATAAACAGACTGAAAAAGCAAACCGCATGGAGTTTTTGCAAGCGGTGAGTAGCTTTATTAAAGACGGTATTGGCGCGGTTAAAGAAGACCCTGCCATAGCGCCGTTAGTTGGAGAGCTATTGCTTTATGGTGTTCGAGGATTTAAAGCAGGGCGTGAGCTTGAAGGCGTACTTGAACAGTTTGTTGACCAAGCGGCTAAAAAAGCACAAGGACCTCAACCACCAAGCAAAGACGAGCAACGCACCCAAGCCGAGGCTCAAATTGCCCAAATGAAGATGCAAGCACAACAGCAATCAGAACAAGCGACAATGCAACTTGAACAAGTTAAACTTCAGGCTAGCAATCAACTTGAACAAGCCAAACTTGAGTTTGATAAATGGAAAACCCAACTTGATAACGACACGAGAATTGCTATTGCACAAATTCAAGCTCAAAATAGCATGAAACAACACGTTTTATCGCTCAATGCAAATCAAGAGCAAGAAGGCTTAGTTGAATTGTCTGATACTGGCGATTCACGCCCTAACAGCGCGTTATCTAGCCTTGTCGAAGCAGTAAATATGAATATGACGCAAATGATGGCAATGGCTAATCAGCAAAATCAAGCAGTGCTAGAGCAACATGCGCAAATGGCGCAACATTTAACTCGTCCAAAACAAGTCGTTCGGGACGCCAATGGTAAAATTATGGGAGTCCAATAATGGCAGTCACACTTAACACTACCTTGCGCAATTCACGCGCGGATGCAATTACCACTTTTGCTGGTAACGGCGCTAAACTTAGAATTTATACTTCTGGCGCGGTTCAATTAGTAGAGTGCGTTTGCGGAACCCCGTTTGCTGGCGCGGCGTCTAGTGGTGTGCTTACCTTAAGCGCGATTACGGCGGGTACAGCAGGCGCAACAGGGACAGCGGCTAACGCAAGTATCTATAAATCAGACGGTACGACATTGGTCGTATCAGGATTAACCGTTGGCACGTCAGCTAGCAATATTAACTTGTCAAGTACGTCTGTCACAACTGGCGACAGCGTGGCTATTTCTTCTGCAACGATTACGGAAGGCAACGTGTAATGGCATTATGGGACGTTGGGATATGGGACACCGCTAAATGGTCTACTGTTGAAGGAACGGCGTCCTTAACGCTTGATGACGTTACGTTTGCTGGCGCGGGGACGCTAACGCACAACGGCACGTTAGCTGTTACGCTTGATGACGTCATGTTTGCTAGTACAGGAAAGCTAACGCACAACGGCACGTTAGCCGTTACGCTTGATGACATCACGTTTGCTAGCACGGGAACACTAACGCATAACGGCACGTTAGCTATTACGCTTGATGATATTACATTTGTAGCTGCGGGGAACGAGGTTCAAACGGGCATATTAGCAATTACGTTAGAGGATATTGCGTTTGAGGCCGCAGGTGGCAAAGTTAACAGTGGTATTTTAGCGGTTACGTTAGACGATATTACTTTTGAAGCTACAGGTTCGGAAACACCCCCGTTTTCAGTAGACCCTAGACGCGGCGGCTTAAAAGCTAAAAAGAAAGAATATAAAAACAACAGCGCCGACGTTAAGAAAGCAATTGAAGACGCCGTTGAAGCAGTCACTGGAGAGCCTAAACCAAAGGCTAAGGTTGCACCTAAAGTTGAAGAAGAACCCAACACCTTTGTTGAGGATTATGAAGCAATCCTCCGCACGGAAACTGAAAAGGCTGCACTAGAACTTGCTATCGCGCAAATGCTTGAAGACGAGCGTGATGACGAAGAAGCCATACTTTTATTATTATGATTGGAGATTAAAATGGGATTTGAAGTTATTTCAGCCGTTAGTAGCACTGGTATTCCAGTGGCTGCAAGAGCCGACGGCAACGTTGTAGGCATAAGCACCAACGGGACACGCGCCACATTTCGGTATGTTGCGCAAGACATTACACCTGTAGCAACGGCTACTGACGTGCTTGT